TCTCCACCAGACGGAAAATTCTGCGCAAAAAACAAGGCCCTTTTGCCACGGGAAAAAAATTTTAGGGGGCATGACCACCCATCGAAATCACCGGCCCGCCCCCGCCAAAATTAAGGTCGATCCCCTAGTCGGCTGTAGGGTCGGCCCCTATTCCCGCCACGATATGTCATGTCTTGTCCTGTATTCGGTCACTCGATGAGCCGCAATGCCTTATAGATCATACACTTACACTACCTGGTACACTGCTTGGTACAATCGCAGCGCAGCATGGCCACAGCGCAGCGCAGCATCGAGCGGCAATGGTGCAGCGCACGCGCTACCTGGTAGCACGGACGCGCGCCCCCCGATTGCGTCGTCCTGGTGGGGTTTTGCTCCCACAATCGCTCTACTAGTGGCTCACTCTGCATCTGAGTGACGCGTCACAGTTTTGCAAGCTACTAGAAGATACTTGCAAACGGACCTTGTGTCCTAGGACCATTGGTCCTACTATAGCTCATAGAAACCCAGCGTATTGCGAGGGTAGGAGTAGGACCAAATGAGCTATTACGATTACCAGGCAGCTAAGGCAAACATGCCTGCCAAGACGGCGCCGATTGCCACATACCGCAGCGTGCGCAATGAGTTCGCAGCCAATAACGCGTTACGCGCCATGGTGCGCAAATGACACGCAAAGACTTCGTGTTGATTGCGAACGCACTGCGTTACCAGCGTCCTGGTAGCAAAGCCGAAATGGCGCAGCCACAAAACCAGAACGATGCATGTCGTTCGATCTACCTGCAATGGGAAATGACTTGCACGTGCATGGCCACAGAACTGGCGCGCACTAATCCGCGTTTTGACCGCGAAACGTTTCTCACTGCTTGCGGAGTCATGTAATGCGCGCCCCGAAACAGCAACCCACAGCCGAGCAATTAGCGGCTCTGCAAGTTTGGGCACAGCACTACGGCGCGCGCTGGAAGTCTGCGCTACGCGAAGCCTGGATGGTTGCTGGCGGTCGATTCGCCTACTACCAGCCTGCCTTACAGCAAGTCCGCAACCAGTTCGGTCCTTCCTGGTTGGAGCGCTACAAGCTCCCACAGCAATAGGTCGAAACGGCGCGAAGAGGCGCGCCGTATGCCCGTAACGCGGGCACTGATGAGACCCAACCACATAGGAGCAATGAGCGATGAGAGACGATGTACAAACCGTTAGCGTCACGGTAGGCGCGTACCTGGTAGACCTTTACCGTCGTGCGCAGTCTGGCGCCTCTTTCCACGGATTCGAAGCCACGAAGGCCGACACCACCAACACGAGCGGCTATTACCGCACTGGTGGGCTAACCATCATTGACGGCAGTGTCCGTGACTACGATGGCGTTTTTGAACTGCCGTCGTGCGTAGTCGCGGCCTTGACGCAGCATGGCGTCGATTGTTCCGAAGTTATCTAGGAGCATTCAATGCCCACCATTCATTGGTATTTCATTCAAGAGTTAGGCGATTCCGCCTATCAGCAATGCCTTGAAAGTGTGCTGATTGATTCGCCGATTGGTCGCGATTGCGTAGCGGTCATCGATGAGGCGCGCGCGGATATCGCCGAGCTTGACGACAATCAAGCAATCACCAAGCGCCTACAGGACTGCGCAGCGCTGTGCGCGTCGATTGCATTGGGCACAGACAATCAAGAGGACATCTACCCTGGCGAACGCCAATAGGTCGAAACGCGCAACGATGCGCGTCCGCACGTAGTTCGTGCGCTGATGAGACCAACACTACATAGGAGCAATGAGACATGTCACAACACTATTCAAGTCCAGAACGCGCAGCCGATAAGTATTCGCTGCCCGACATTGAAGTCTTTGAACTGACCGCCGAGGAAACCGCCGAGCAAGACGAAGATATGCTCCACGAATACATGCGCAAGCATGAGTTTCGTTTGGCGTCGATGAATCGCGCAACCCGCGACAAGATGGTAGCCGCGATGATTGAGGACAATTCCATTGTCGGCGGTTTCTTCTGGTGGTGCTGCTTTCCTGGTTGCATGCCCGAAGGTCCTGCGATTGGACCATTCAAGACGCGCGAAGAGGCGTTACAGGACGCGATCAATAGCGCAGCCGAATAGGTCGAAACGTGCGCGCATTGGCGCGCGCATGTCTGCCGGTATTTTCCGGTACTGATGAGACCACCATGGAAATTCGAAAGCAGATGATTCTAGAAGCATTGCGCGCGTTCATTGCGCAGCGTCCTGGTTTGGAGTTCGGCAATTATGGGGACGTGTCCGCGTACCGCAGTGAAATGCGGTCAATCACCAAAGACTTGCACACGGCACGGACCTTGCTATCGGCGATTGAATGGCGCGATTCAATTACCGCCGACATGATCGAAGAGGCAGCGAAAAATGGCCGACTGTCGTTCGTTCAAGTCACGAAGGACGCGCAAACGGTAGACCACTACGCCATCGAGTACACCACTGGCCAGTATTGGCCGACTGAGTACCGCGCGGCAGTCTGTCGTCTCTTGAGTTCGACGCTATGGGCATGGATGCGCGATACGTCCATGCCGAGCGATGCGCGGCTCTTGGAGCTTAAGCAATCGGCGGGCGATTACTTGCGCGCCTCATTCAAGCGCGAATTCGGTGCTGGTATAGCACGGCGGTTTTTCTCATGATTCGCTTCGCTGTCACGAGTGAAATCGTCACGCCAGAATCCGCAGCCGAGGGCTGCCTTGATGAAGAGCAATCGCAGTCCTTCGGCGCCATGGGCCTACGCGATGCTGTCAAAACCTTGCACGAAACGCGTACCGCGCATGTCGGTGGCGTCGAGTGCATAACGGGGGATTACACGCGGATTCAATTGTTCAATTCCATGGAATTCCTAACGGGCGCGCATGAGTCACGCACGTTACACATTCCTCCCAATGTCACGCACGCGAGTGCGCGCCGTATAGCGCGCCTCTTAGGAGTTCAAGTATGAGCGATGATATCAAGCGCCTACGGGCGCTCTTGGAGCGGCTTGAATTGAGCCAACGCGCCGCAGCGATGCAATTGGACATCGATGAGCGTTCAATGCGCCGCTATTGTGCGGGGGATAGGGAGATACCGCGCTTGGTGTTCCTGGCGTTGGAGCGGCTTGTGGATATGAAAACGTGCGCCTATTGCGGCGAACGCGAATAGATTCAATTCAAGTCCAAGAAACAGGCCCGCATGTCGCGGGCCTTTTTTTTACCCTCCGGTGGCGCCTTTCAAGAGTGACATTCCACAGCATAGGAATACCGCTATGGCGATAGCGACCACTGCCCACCACAGTTTAGCCTTCGGCGGATTCAAGCCTGAGAGAACTGCGATGATCACGGCGACCACCAGTAGCAACACGATTAGCATTGTCATCGGTTATCTCCCCATCAATTTGTGTTGAACGATTGCAATCAATTGCGGCTCACAGTAGTTGTAGATGTCCGGGATATTCCAGACTTCAAGTTTGCCAATGCCTTCTATCCCACCGTTCAAGGCAAGGCAAGTCTGCCGATGATGCTCTTCCATGCAAACGATTCGTTCAGCCCGTTGCATCGATTCAATAGTCAAGACTCGCACCGGGTTGCAACGCGTATCGCAGCCGACTGAATCGGCGCTGAATCCATGCAAGCGCGCTACATGCTCGCATGTCGGTGAGCGCAGTACGTTCGCGCTGCACACGAATAGGAAGTTGTTCATGTCTTGCGGTATTCGCGGTAGAAGTGTGCGTGACACTTGCGATTCTTGGCTTGCCTGGTGCCCGATACCTTTGCGCGTTCAGTGATAAGCCATTCGCGCAGCATCACATTGGACATGGCGCCCCATACGTTCGCGTGGTGCGGTGCTGGTAGGTCAGCGGCGAGCGCAGCTTCACGCAGTTGTTCGCCTGAGAATTTATAGCCTGATGGCAGCGCATCAAACCATTTGCCGACACTGCGCTTGTACATGAAGCGCCAATGAAATTCAGTCATCAAGACCCGTTCAATTCCCTCATCGCGTAGCTGCCTGCCGGTTGCTTCTTGCATTATCTGCCCCTCATATTGTCGTTGAATGCGATAACGACATCGTTGACATCGAACGCAACGATGACGCGTGATCCTTTCCACTTCTGGCGGAAGTCCTCTTGGCCTTCGCGCAAATCTGCACTTTGGTGATGAATCTTTTTGCCGGATTTGATTTCAACTAATCGATCCATGCCGTTGCGGCCTACGACAAGATCGGGGAAGTCATCTCCCACCATCGATGTGTCGGCGACCGAGAAGCCGAGCTTCAAGAGATCGGCAACGATGTGTTTGTGCTGCAAGTCGCGGCGATTGGCGCGGCGCATGTCAGCCAGCCAGTTCCAAGTTCAATTGCACGCCATTGCTGCCGCACCATCGGGCTGCACTGGCGTGTGACTCGATGCGATCCATGAGAACCAGGGCGCGCACCCACTTCGATGTGGGCGCATATGGACCGCTCCAACGGTGGTCCATGCCGACGTGAATGGCGACGTTGCAGGAATCGGCTGAACTGAGCGGAATGTGGCTGAATATAACGGGGTCCAACATGCGTAGACCATGCAATTTACAAACTGGCATGCCTTCAACTGAAATGGCATTCAACGCTTCGCCCATGCGTTGCCACCACTGCGGTGTTTGAATTTGTGAAAACTCACCGGATGACCCCATAGCAACTCGTGGGAAGGTTTCAGCCAGGACTTTCAGGCGACCAAGTGATTCGTGAAGGTGCCAGACCGGGACCGACACAGCGGGCGCTAATGGCCAGGAATCGATAAGTTCATTGTTAATCCGCTCATCACCATCTATTTCATCTGGAATTACGCACCAGTCCACAGCGGGGTGTCGCAGCCATTGCCGACACCATGCAAGGTAGCCGTTGAAGTCATACTCGCGCTTATGGACCCACGCCGAGTACGCGCCGTTGTCGAGCGCTACCGATTGGCACACTTCAGCCGCGACTTCGATTTGATCGGGCCGCTCAAAACTCACCATCGCGTGGCGTCCACCGAAGGCGCGCGCCATGTGCTGAACTGGCGTCATCGGTGTGCCGTGGTAGTGGATCATTTTCGTTCCGCACGTGCGGATCGGCGCCGAGCGCGGCCCACCGGCGCGCACAGCGGCGAGTCGAGCGAACCTTCGCCGTAACGCTTGGCGTACATCTCCCGCGTCACAGCGTCCTCCGGGAAATTTCGGATGTGGCGGGCGAGGCGGCGCTTGCGGTTCACAATCAGCCGCATGTCGCCACCGGCGTAGTAGTTTTTGCGGCGCGTGACTCTCAGAACCTTCCATACCCCACGTTTTGCCTTGGAGCTTTTCTTGGCATCGTCGTGTTCAACCTTTTTCATCGGTTACTCCGGTTACACGGTTACGCGCTTCAGCGGCAAGCTGCGACATCGAGCGCGCTGGCCCACGGTTCATCGCGAGCTTCACCGAGGTGAGGTAGCTGCCTACGGATTCTTGCGGCCAGGGCGGGCGATAGCCGATTGATGCCGCCAGATGTTTTGCTTCAGCCCATTCGGCTGAATGATCGGGCGGCGAAAATCCCGGTTTCGCCCCGTTCGCCGGTTTCGGCGCGATCAAGCCTTGGTAGCCGTTCGCCTTCGAGTGTTCCACTGCCGCACGTTGGCCCGCTCCCAACCGCGACATTTCCTTCGCTGCGCCAAGCTGCGATACCGGGCGCAAGCGCTTGCCGATTTCCTTTCGGTAGGCAAGCCAGTCGTTCCATGCCGCCATGTCCAACCCCGGCACGGTGTCCGTTGTCACCGGCACGTGATTTTCTTTTGGTATTTTTCTTTTCTTAGATTCTGTCTCTAACTCTGTCTCTGTCTCTACACATTTTGTTACGGGGTCATCACGCGTTACACTATCGTTATGTTGTGCGTTATGCCTAACACGGTAAGCGGCTTGTCGTGCCTTCGCGTCCAAGGCCCGCTTTTTGCGCGCAATCACGCCATTTTTTTCGCAATATCCCGGAAGTTTGATATTCCCACCGTCGAGTTCTGTGATCCATTGCGGCCCGATCAGGGCGCAGAATCCTTCGATACCGACTATTGCGTTGAGGGTTTGTGACGATATTGGCAGCGTGTCGTCGTTGCGAATGTGCGTGTCCGCGTACACCCACATCGTTACCAGCGCACCGCGTAACGCATTGAGATAAAAACATAACGCGTTACTAACGCGTAACGGATTCGCTGTCGCCAGCACCATGGCGGCTTGCTCCAAACGCGGATCGTCAATCACTTCCTTGTCGAACTTGATCCACCCGCCGCTCTTCATGCGTTCACCCGGTGTGCTATAGCAGCACGTCGTTTCGGCACACGCGTGCCCGCTTGACTTGGATACATATCCGCTCGCACCTGTAGCCTGCCGCCAGTCAGTACTTGCAACTTGTACGCTTGACCTTCGGGCACGCGAGCGGGCCACTGATGCACGGCACTTCTCGAAATGCCGAGTGCGCGCGCCGCAGCGTTGTAAGTTTTGAAATGTTTTTTCACGTCGATCTTTCGCATGTCGAATCTCGCCGAAGTATGTTTGAGTTCAATCTAGTTACACGTAGTGACATCGAGTGCAGTGCAGTCAAACCCTATGTTTTACGGGGTTTGCGCATCATCGGCGGGAGATGCCGCAATAGATAATCCTCATCCTGACCGTAGTCAAGTTGGATGTTGACATCGGTGGAGATCGGGGTGTATCAACTGACTTACTCCCCGCGTTTCTTCGACACCCACATTCACCGAGGCATGCTGATGCTTGTCCACGTCCTGTTGATTTGTGTTTGGGTTGTGCTGATTTGCATCGGCGTTTTGGTGGTGCTGGCAATCGTTGCCGGGTTGGCGAGCTTGTGTGATGACTGGCGACACGTACCGCCGCGCATGAGTAGCCGTTTCGATCCGCCCAATAAGGAGGAAAAATAAATGATGAACGAATACGGTGATCCGAAAGTCACGCACGCTGCGGCAGTGCCGATGGTTCCCGCTGTCTCGACGTTGATGGCCATCATCGAGCGCGCAGCCAACTCCCCGGAGTTTGATTTAGATCGACTGGAAAAATTGCTGGTGCTGAAAGAGCGATGGGACTTGAACGAAGCGCGCAATGCCTACATCGAATCGATGGCCGCTTTCAAAGCGAATCCGCCGAAGATCACAAAGAACAAACACGTTGCCTACCGCAACAAATCGGGCGGCTTGACCGAATACAGCCATGCGAGTCACGCCGAAGTAGTTGAGAAGATCGGCGCCGCCCTGGCGCCGCATGGCCTGTCCTTTTCGTGGGGCATCAATCAGACCGACACCGGCATCGAAGTAACGTGCGCGGTCACGCATGTGAAGGGCCACATCGAGCGTTGCACGATGAAGGCTATGGCGGATCAGTCGGGCGGCAAGTCCGACATACAAGCCTTAGCGTCCGCTGTCACCTACTTGCAGCGGTACACGTTGTTGTCGGCCACCGGCATGACCAGCGGGGACATGGAAAAGGACGATGACGATGGGCGCACGGCGGGCATTACCGATGGCGCCCCGGAAGCGCCAGCGGATGCGTGGACATCATTGCGCGATGCCGCCCAAGAAGGCACCGCCGCGCTCTACGAAGCGTGGAAGGAACTGAGCGAATCATCCCGCAGCATCATCGCCACCCATCACACGGCTGAATGGACCGCGCTCAAAGCGCAAGCGGCATCCAAAAAATGATGAGCCGTGAGGACTTCGTTTGGGCTTGCTTCACCGGCCTAGGCGTATGGACGTTTCTGTATCTGATCTTCAAAGCGGGGCGATACCTATGGCTGATTTCACAGTAATCGAAGCCGAGCAACGTTCCCCGGAATGGCAGCAAGCGCGCTGCGGTCGCATCACCGGGTCACGCGCAGCGGTGATCCTGGCCAAAGGCCGCACCAAGGGCGCCGAGTCAACGCAGCGGCGCGACTACCGCTTGCAGCTTGTCGCCGAGCGCATCACCGGCGTGCCGCATGAGAATTACTACTTCAATGCCGAGATGCAACGTGGCATTGACTTGGAACCTGCCGCATTCGCCGCCTACGAAGCGATCAGCGGCCAGTTGGTACGGCACACCGGTTTCCTATCCCATACCAAGTACATGGCGGGGTGTTCGCTCGATGGGGACATTGGGGAGTTCTCCGGGATCATCGAGTTGAAATGCCCGAAGCTCGCGACCCACTTGGGGTATCTCGCCAATCCCGCCAGCTTCCCGCAAGAGTATGCCGCGCAAGTCGCGCACAACATGTGGATTAGCGGTGCAGCGTTCTGCGATTTGATTTCCTTTGATGACCGCGTGCCGCACAAAAAACAATTACTCAAAGTGCGGATCGAGCGCTACAACGCGGGCATCGATGAGTACCAGGCCGAAGCGCTCAAGTTTCTAGATGAGGTTTCCAACGTGTACGACAGCATTATGGCGGGAGACGCAGCATGAGCAAATGGTGTGCGGAGTGCGGGAAGGTCTATCACATGCTTGGGCATATTTTGTGCCGCGCCTGTTTCAAAGCGGGCGGCGGTTGGAGCAAGTAACCGATGGCGAACAAATGGGACAACAACATGCAAGGCGTGTTGTTCAAAGCCGATAAACAGGAAAACCCGAATCGACCAGACTACAGCGGGCAGGGCGAATTTGAGGGCAAGGAGTTTTGGATATCGGGGTGGAAAAACTATACGAAGGACCGCATGCCGTTTTTGAAACTGCGCTTCAAAATCAAGCAGCCCGTCGAAGCAAAAAAAGAAGATTTTAACGATGAAATTCCTTTCTAAAAATAAAGGTGAAATCATGGCAGACCCCAAAATCATTCAGTTTCCGAATGCGGCGAAGATATTCGGCGCGGACCGCAATGTAATTGCCGAGATCATGACGATTCGCCCAAGCGATGCCACGCAGTGGCTACGGGCCAACCGCAACAATCGCCCGGTGCGCAAGCGTCACGTCGAATTCCTGGCGAGTGAAATCCTGAACGGCAATTGGCAAGTGAACGGGCAGGCCATCGTCATTGCCGAAGATGAGCAAATCTTGGATGGCCAGCACCGCTTGTTTGCGATCATCGAAGCGGGCAAGCCGATCAAATCGATGGTGGTGTACGGCATCTCCCCGGATGCCTTCAAAACCATCGACACCGGCGCGGTACGTACCGGAGCGGACGCGCTGTGCTTGTACTTCCCGGATGTCCAAGGCTACATCGTCAAAGCCGCCGCGACCGCCGCGCAGTGGTGCTATCGCTTGGAACGTCAAAGCATCCATTCCCATGGCCGCTCGCGCATGTCCAACACCGATGTCATCGAGTACGTGAGCAAACACCCATCGATGTTCCAATGTACCGAAACCCTAGCCGGGTATCCGCATGAATCGCGTCCGCTGTCACTGGGCTGTGGCACCGCGCTCTACGAAATGTTCCAGCGTAAGAACGTCGAGAAGGCCGATCTATTCATGCGGCGGTTCTACACGGGGGAGGAAATCATACGCAGCGACGCCGAGTACATCTTGCGCGCCGCATTCATCCGCGATGCCGAGAAGGTAGCGAAGTACCCGATTGGTATCCGCATGCGGATGGTCATCAAGGGGTGGAACTGGGTCCGCCGCACCAAGCCTGAACCGGCCACCCGTGCCACCGTCACAGTCAAACCGGATGATGATCAGAAGATCAAGATATTTTGAGGTGCCTATGAATGCGAAATTAAATGATGATGCCGCGCCCATTGAGGACCCGTACATCACGTTGAAGGAAGCGGCGCCGCTCTTTGGTATGACGTTCCTGGCGGCTCAGAACGCCATCTACCGGGGGTACTTCCCGGTGCCAACCCAACGGCGGGGGCGGCATCGCGTGGTGTCAAAGAAGGTCGTAAAGGCGTATCTGCGGCGGGAGAATGCGAAGGCTATGCTGGAATATCGAAGGATGCGGGACGGGGGGCGATCCCCGTCCCGCAACGGGACCTAGGCACTCATCCGTTCATCATGGCGCTTGTTCTCGGCTTCCAAGCGCGCCACCACCTTATGCAAATCTTCCGGTTTCGGGTTGAAGTACCGCATTAGCTGATTCAGATTGCGGTGGCCGGAAATCTGCTGAACCTCGTGAATCTTCATGCCCAGTTCCACCATGCGCGAGATGGCTTCGTGCCGGAAATCATGGAAGTGGAAATCCTCAATGCCCGCACGCTGGCAGATGAGCGGGAATTGTTGACTGAGATACGTGGACTTGTACGGGAAGATATGCACGTTGGTGCGCGGCTGGCGTAGCAGGATTTTGCAAGAATCTTTCATCAAGATCATATGCGTGTTGATCGGCTTGTCAGGGGTCGAACCTTTGCGGTAGTTGACCCAAATCATTTTCTTGACTTCGTTCAAATCCGCCCACTTGAGTTTGCAAATTTCCCCAAGCCGCAACCCCGTGATGATCGCAAAGTCGATGACATCGGGCCAGTTGATGTGCGTGTCGGTGGGGAAGTTCGCCCGCATGGCGTCGAGTTCACCCGGCTGTAGACGGCGGGTCCGTTCGCGATCCTTGCCAATGCGGTTGTTCGCCTTTGACTTCAAGATGTCGAAGGCGGGCTTGAACTTTTCCCAATCGACTTTCACTTCCCATTCGGCTTCGGCCACGGTCAGCGCCGCGCAAATGAATGAGAGATAGCGACGGGCGGTGCCGGGGGTCAGTAGCGTGCCATCTTCCTTGCGCCAGCCGCGAACCGTTGCCAGCCACCACGCCGTGGTGTTGAGCGTTTCGATTTCAGTCTTGGCGAATTCCGCACCGAAGCGCTTGTAGTGGCATTCAATCGTATTCGCCATCTTGTCGTTCAGCGATTTGTAGTGGTCGATGTACTTCAACATGATTTGGCCAACGGTCATGCCGCTGGCATCGATGACGCGATTGCGGAGCGCGTGTTCCGTTTCGGTCGCCCATTCCTTGGCTTTGCGTTCGCTGCTGAACGTGGCCGTTTCGGTGATTCCGCGTATGCGAACCAACGCGCGGGTCATTGAACCTCTCTTAACAAATGTCGCCATGGTGTTATTTCCTATTAAGTTGTCTGCCAGATAAATGGTACAGTTTTGGTACAGTACCGCTACATCAATTCGGAGAAACTACGTGTTTTCCAGTGTTTGCCAACTGATCAAAAAGTAACCAGATGTGCGTATTTACCGGGAAATACAGTCTATCGTGACAACCTTGCGGACACAAGACACTTGTAAGTGATTGATTATGAAGGGCCAAAAAAGGCGTGGTACACGTTTTGTACTTTTAGACCCCTAATCTGTACCAACCGGGGCCAACTTAGGCCATCCGAAGTTACGGTGTTTTGGGGTGTCCCAAGCAAGCGGACTTAACACTTTTACTAGCCTCCCGCATTGCGCTGCGCTATGGTTGATGCCTGTCAGTCATGTAGGAGCTTATGGAACCGGCGCCTGTCGCGCCCTGAAAGGGAGTATGTATCTTGAAGTGTCCAACACTTAATTGCCCCAACGTACTCGTGGGGCATGCACGTCGAAAGTTCTGTTCAAACTGCCGCCAGTCCATGGCGTATCACTCTAAGAAACGTCCAGCCGAAATACTGGATTACACCAAACGTTTGGGTAAATTTTTGTTCCGTGCCGAGCATATTGATGAGCGGCGAGAGGACATCACCCAACTAGCATCCTATCGCCGCGATAAGAGGAACAAGCGCAATGGCCGAAGCTAACGCAATAGAGACCCCACCACTCCCCGAAGCCGCCCCCGTGGCCCACGACAGCAAGGGACGCAAGATCGTCCCAAGGCGTGAGTTCGATGAGGACTTCAAACGTAAAGCAGTCGCGAGGGCGAAAAAATGGACGGGAACCACCACAACACTAGCCAATCAGCTACACATTCATCCCACGGTGCTGCGACGGTGGATGACCGGCGATTTAGGTAAGACTAGTACAGCGAAGCCCACCAAGGTACAAGGCGTTTCAGTGACGCGTCTCGGCACCAGGATGTACTCAGAAGCCTATAAGCGCAAAGCGGTCGAACGCTGGAACAAGGGGAAGGAAACCGGCACTGCGATTTCCAAAGATTTGAAGATTAGTAGCAGCATGCTGTCAGCGTGGCGCGCTAAGTACTCCCCGGAAACTAAACGCGCCAGTCCAAAGAAAAGCACGCTTAAGCACCCGTTACCTACAAGCGCAAATCCAGCGGTAAGTAGGTTCAGTCGCGAGTACAAAATGGAAATTCTTGCGAGGGTTGCGAAGGGTGAGCGCATTACTGACATTGCCAAAGAGATAGGGACTTCGGTGAGCGGGATTGACTATTGGCGGCGAACTTTAGGCGGGAAGATTCCACGGACGTACATGAAAAACCGTGGCAAGGAAGCGCACGCGGTAGCGAACGCTCTTGGGGTGCCGTTCGATTCTAAGGGAGGGATCATAACCCCTGTCCCGGTGAACGTGCGTGATGCCATCTCATTCTTGCGGCACGCGAAGGATAAGATGCATACCGCGCTACAGCACGGCTTGATCAAAGAATTTGATCAGGCGCATTTGCTGTCGTTGATGGCGCTTAATGAATTAACGAAATAAAATGATCAGGATCATTCGAAAAGGAGTTCCAATGCTTATTCTAACTCGGCGGGTAGGTGAGACTGTGATGGTGGGAAATGATGTGACCGTCACCGTTTTAGGCGTGAAGGGAAACCAGGTACGGATCGGCGTGAATGCGCCGAAGGACGTAGCGGTTCATAGGGAAGAGATTTACGAAAGGATCAAGAAGGAAGGGAAGGAAGGCGCGATAAGCCATCGCTAGATTTGGTAGCTACCTGACATGACAAGAGTGCCGCCGCTAGCGGCAAAGTTAGCGGCGGTCAATATTACAAGCGTGTTTGGTTGTTGGTTGTAGAGAAAAATATTGTTATTGCCCACGAGATTCAAAAAGCCCACGGTGGTTCCCGCAGTAAGTCCAGTGAGACCGGAGATGGCCACTGCAAATGCCGCTTCGGCGCCCACGATGGTGCCCGGTGCTGGCATTGGCACGTAGGGATTGCCTACCGGGGCATTGAGGGCGCTCCAACTAATTCGCACACTGAATGTAAACAGATGCCCGATGACGGTGTAGGAAGCGTTGCGCGTTGAATAGGTGAGTGAGCCGCCGCCGTTGAAAAGGATTTGCGGAACGAAGGACACCGGCGCACCACCCGCGCCGCCGAAGATTCTGTCCACCGTCCAAATCGGATTGCCAGCCGAATCTTGCAGTACGTACTTGTAGGTGAGCGAAGGATCAAGCCAGACGTTCGCTTCGCCCCGCGAATTCAGAATGACGGGGTTGGTATTTTGCGTGGTTTGCGTCGAATCGACCCATGTGGCTTGCGGCGTGGTGGTGCCCGCCACGTAGGTGAATAGCTGCCCGCCGACAAGCGGGGTGCCATCGTTCGCGAAGCCACGAAAGACCGGCACTGGCGATAGGATTGTGGTCATGGCGCGTACCTAAAGATGACTACGCCAAGGCCGGGGCCACCGGGAGACCCCAATGCGGTCGCCCCAAACGCACCAGGATTGCCGCCGCCATTGATACCCGCCCGTCCTGGCCCACCGGCCCCGCCAGCGCCTATACCGCCGCCCTGGCCAGATTGCCCGCTGTTGCCCGTGGTATTGCCATTCAAGCCACCGGTTGCCGTGCCCCCGTTGCCGCCAATGCCGGGGCTTGGAGACGCGCTGCCGCCATTCTGGCCAGGGTTGCCGGTCATCGTGGCAATGGCATAGGTGCCCGCTGATACGCTTGAAAGATTGCCACCGGCACCAACCACGAAGTTCATCGTTTGCCCGCCCAACCCCAAAACGCTCTTGTTGGTGAGCGCATAACCGCCAGACCCGCCGCCGCCGCCGCCGACGTTGGTGCCGGAAAATATGGTGCCAGTGCCGCCGAAGCCACCGGCCCCGAATACTTCCACCGTCACAGTCGAGTAGCCGAGCGGTATCGTTTCGGTGAATGACCCCGGAGTGATGTAGGTATGCGTGACCGTTTGCACGGTAGACCCCGTGGTCAAGAGATTCAGAATGAGATAGGAGCCAGCACGCAAGGTGGTTGCGCTCGCCGTGCTGGTGTTCTGCGCCCAACTAATGCCGAAGGTGCCGGGGGTGCCCACCAGGAGTGAGCCTTTGTAGACCGCTACGTTGCTATTGACGCCCGTGCTAATCGTGGCGAATTGCACCAGCGTCGAATAGAAGGTCCCATTGGTCGGACCAAAACCCGCGCCATTGATGAAGCCAGCGGCCACTCCCGGTACTGCGCCTCGCGAATCGACCGCACTGCCATCGTTGGTGAACTTGAAACCCGCTGCGCCCGATACGGAATCAAACGTCAAATACAGTTCGTAGGTATAGCGGCCAATCGACAGCGGATTGCTTTGCAAATCAGGATCAGGGGTAAGCGTCGCATTCGATGTCAGTACCGTGTCGGCTGGCTTGATCTTCGTGTTGCCGATGCTGCTACCGGTCGATGTCTGGTAATTGGTTATCTTCCAATTGCCATTGCCCAAGAATTGAGCAATCGCGGCATCACCCGGCTGCGCTTGAATACTGGCATTGGTTGGCAACTGCAATGAGATGGCGTTGAACGTGAGAATGGGAGTGCCAGAGAATCGAATCATGTAGAACGGCGCAGAGAGATTCGCCGAGTTGCCGAAACTGGTGATGGTGGCGTTGCCAGTGATCAGCCCGGTATGCGCGGGCACGCTGCCCACGTCGGTGGTCGCCGCCGAGGGTAACGCTACTTCCGTGCCGAAGGTTCCAACGGTTACACCGGTGAAGTTGCCAACGGAGATCAGTTGGAATACGCCGTTGTAGTACATGACTTGCGCGGTACGGTTGGCGACGATTTGATTCGCGCCGAGCGCGGACCCATCGATGTTCACAATCTGAATCGGACCCAAGCCATTCACATTTAGCGTGGGCTGCGGCGGCGGGTTCACATTGTTGTTCGAAGGAATCCAATAGATCACTTCGCCGTTGGTGTACGCGCCGAAGCTCGATGGGAAGTTCAGGATGTAGTTGTTGGGGAAACCTGTATCGATGCCACCGAAGAGGGTAAGCAACTGGCTGTTGAATATTTGGTCAACGGTCCAAATCGGGTTGCCCGCAGAATCCTGCAACACGAATTTGTAGCCGACGTTCGGTGTCAAATAGATTTGCGCTTCGCCGCGAGCGTTCAGGATGACCGGATTGGCGTTCGGAGTTCCGCCCGTGGAATCAGTGAAGGTGGCGACCGGGGTGGTGGTGCCAGCGGAATAGGTGAAAACCTTACCCCCAACCAAGGGCGCACCCGTATTGTCCCAAGAGCGGAATTGGCAATTTGGGGCTAAAAAGGCTGCGGGCATGGGCTTTAGTTCACTGTTAAGTAGGGTTTACTCGCGTATAATTCCGCTGTTCAAAATTCGTACAGAGAGGTTCACTTGAAAGTCTTTTTGCTCTTTATCGCCATCGTTCTGACCGGTTGCGAAACCATGCCCACTACTGCGGCGGCTCCCGCTAAGAAGAGCCATTTGTTCGACCCCGCTCCCGGTCACGAGACGGCGACCAATGATGATTTCATGCGAGACAAATGGACGTGCCTGCGCGACACGCAAAGCACGCCCGTTTACTTCGACTCGTGCATGGGCGCACATGGTTGGATTAGGGAGACAAACTAAATGCCGTGGATATTCGCTGCCGTCGTCCTATATCTTGCCGTTGCCGATGAGGGCTTCCGTAAGGTCCTCTTTTGGATCATGGGCATTGGTGCCGGGGCCTTCGCCATTTTCATGGTATTGGGCTTCTCCGGCGCTTTCGATCACCACTAATTACGGTTCCGGGCCTAGCGGTGTCATGCGTTTTTGCACCGCTTTTCTCCCCGCAGCCGCCCTCACTTTCAACGCATAGGGCGCGACCGCACTAGCGCCCATCGTTCCACCGGCGACCGGATGCCCGAAGGCTAGTCCCACCTTCGACCCGATGAGTGTTCCCGCCCCGGTAATCGCTCCCGGAACCAGTGTCGATTGCAAAATGCGGCCTTGAATCGCCGCTCCCGGATAGCGCCTATCGACGCGCAAGATATTCCCCGCCGCTCGCAAGTTGCGCATCTTTTGAAGTAATGGATGATCCTTGCCGTAGATGGCATCAAGCCGAGCGGCATTCTTATCCATGAACTGATTTACATTCTTGTTGTTCCAAGAATCCGCCGCAGTACTTCCCGCTTCGGTTAAGCGGTGTGCTACGTGAGCTTGCATCTCAGCTTTTGCCGCTTGCGCCGCCTCCTGTATTTCAGGGGGCATCGTATCAAGCGTATCCATGATATGGCGCACCTGTACGGCAGGCATATTCATGATGGCATCCGGCACTTTTTCCGCAGCTACTTTGCGGTTCATTTCATTCGGCCCAGACGCGTCGAGCAATTTCCCCAATCCCGCAGGATTCTCTAAGGTATTTTTCTGTTGTTCCACCGTGGCGCGGGAATCCTTATAGATATCTTCCCCCGCTGCTTTTACCACGCTGTTGTCGATACCTGTTTTGAGCTTGCCAGCAAAACCAGAATTCTGCGGCGACCAATTTTCATTGATGTACTTGCGCACGGTTTCTGCTTGCGCTGCGGTCCCACGGATAGAACCGTCCTCACCCAACATGTTCAGTTGTTTAAGACGTGCCGTTAATCCGTTTTTCAAACCGATGCGATCTGAATTGGTGAGATGCGATTCATCGCCCAATACATCTTCGAAGTCGCGCAAACGAATCCCACCGGTTAGTTCACTGCTTTGTTTCGCTACCGTATCCGCCGCCGCATAGGTTCCTTGGCGTTTCTTATCGAACCAATCTTCTAGCATCTCGAATGGTCTTAAGATCGTGTTGCCGCGAGTTTCTAGAGAATTGGTATCAAGACCGGAAGAGCCACCGGTATCCCTTGCAATGCCTTCGGAATGACTGACTAGCGCGTCCCGTTCCCTATCAAACACCTTGCGAGCTTCAAGCCCTTGGCCCGTGGTGGGATCACGCGACGTTTGCCATTCGGACATAGCGGCGGGGCCATTGTTCTCAAGAGCCGACGTGCGCGCCTGATCCAAACCAACGGAGCGCAAAACGGATTTTTTTGCTTCCATATCCGGGCTATTAGTTTCTGCTTTGGGCGCAGCGGGAGTCTCTTCCGCGAAGGTTTCGGGGCCAGCTTTGGGCTTCGGCACTTCACCCACTCGCGGAGCTTCACCAAATTTCATCGGTGCTTCCGCACCCACCCGCGCACCCAACACAAAGGGAATGGCATTGAATCCGGTATTTACCGCCGCGCCAATTCCGGGGAAGCCCAAGTCGGCAATTTCCCCACCAGCGAATTCGCCTTCTTTTTGTCCCAAGTAGCTGCCAGCTTCATTCAGTGCCGCAGCTTGCTTCTTGCCCTCTCGGCTGCGCGGTTCATAGGTCAGTGCGTTTTGCGTTTCCTCTTGAACTGCCTTAGCCGCCTTCGTATCGCCACCGGTCGCCGCGAGAGTGCCCAAGTAAGTAAGACCGCCGCCGAGCGATGCAATGCCGCCAGTGAGACCCGACAATTGCCCCTCTTGGAAACCCGTATATTTTTTCGCCAGATTGGCAGGACTGTACCAATGAGGTTCCGCAATCACCGTATCCATATCTGGATCGCCAGTCACCACTGGTGGATCGGACGCATGCTCTTCATTGGCCACCGCATCCAAATCTGGATCACCGGTAGATATCTTTGCCACTACTTCGCCTTCATATGTTCATAAACGCTTATCATGGCATTGAAGTCCGCAATCTTCTGTTGCTTGTCAGGGTCTTTGCCGAATAGCCTTCGTACATAATCTTTCCGCGCATCACCTGCTGGCAATCCCTCATAGACGTGAATGCGTGGATCATTAACCTTCTGGAATGCCGTATCGACAGCGCGCAATCCGTTGCTATTACCGCCATGATTCTGCCGGTGGCTGATCGCAAGCTGCGCCCGCGCTTCATTCGCATCATTTTGGCCACCGATATATTCGGTAGCTTGCTTGATGGCTTCCGGGGACATGGTTGTTAGATTCGGCAATGCAGCCCTGACATGCGCTTGCGCGGCATCGGTGGTGGCACCACCGGCAATCTCTTGTTTGATGGCTAATTGTTCGATGTATTTAGATAGGATCATGCGGCGGGTAGTCTGATCCATCGGGCCAGGTTCAGCACCGGCCCACTGCTGTATTTCCGCCCATTTCCGCCCATATTTTTCCGCGAAGTTGCCAGACTTTATTTCATTGGCCAACGCGTTAATCTCTTGTACCTGCCCGCGTATCTCGCCGACATTACCAGCCGTGCGCGTGATGTTGTTGTACAAGTCCTCATCATTCAGTGCGCCTTTCGAAGTACGCTGCGTCTCTTCGGCGACTTCCGATGACGTGGGATTAACATTGCCATTACCGCCACCACCAGGAGGTAGCGCGACATTGCCACGATACGCGCCGCGATTAACAAGTTGGCTAGCGGCATTGGTTGCCTGTCCCGGCAAGCTGATGCTCGCAGCTTCGCCCGGAGTCATTACGCTTTGACCGTACTTGTTTACCAAGTCCTTCAAATCTTCGGAACTTGAGTTCGCCGGAATATGCGCAGCGGTGCTAATCGCCATTCGGGTTAGCTGCGGGTTCTGCTGTGCCATTGCATATAGTTCGTTGATGACATCGGTCTGAGTCAACGTGGATTTGCCAGTAGCGTCCACCTTTGTATTCGCAAGCGCCTGCAACCGTGTGCCGAGTTGCTTTTGCTGATCAGCGTTGAGTGACTGTAGGTCGCGCTTATTGTTTGTTATCTCATGGGCATTCGAGACCAATAGATTTGCCTTGTCGGCCACGTATACGCCACCGAGTCGCAACGCATCGTTACTCGCGGCAACGCCATCAAAGTTGCCATCTGGATCGGTATAACCGCCCGACTGAGCCTTCTGTACCATCGCCGATTGCGTCCGTTGCATCGCTTCATTGGAGAGCGTTGCCTGTTCACTTTCGGCCTTTGCGGTCGCCTGTAGATACTTGCCCGTCTGAATGTTCTGCGCTTGCTGAACTAGGCCCTGTCTTTTTTGCTGTAGGCCAACAATGTCATTGAGCGTACCCAAGGCATTCGGCGGCTGCGCCATTTGTCCAAGCGGAGTTACTGAGCCGATGTCAGCCATTATTCGCCCGTCCCTTGCAAGTTGAATGCTGGCATCGGCTGCACTTGCAGCCTGCTAGGATCGTAGAAACTCGAATTGAGCGCTGAATATCCACCGGCAGGTACGCCACTGTTCATATCGGTATTGAGATTTTGGTTGAAATTATTCCAACCCGCCGCGCCGATTGCACCCTGTCCAAGTGCGCTTGATACGCCCATGATGCCGCCCGCTTGCGCGTTACCGATGTTTGTGGCCGCTTGACCGGCATTGCCCGCCAATTGCGTGTTCTGCCCACCGACACCCGCCGCTGCGTTTTGCCCCGTGCCAACCATCGAGTTCAAGCGATTGAACGTGTTCGTTTGCTGCGTGGTGTATTGATTGAACGCGTTATTGAATGATTCATTGGCAAGGCCGGAATTGAAGGACATCAAGTCCTTCATCGCCGATCCTGAGAGGGCGCCAGATGTACCTGCGGCCTGATTGAGTACACCCTGGCCACCTTGCTGCTTTACGAAGTTATAGGCCGGTGACATTTGCTGAAACGTCTGTGCGGTGAAGGGCGCATTGAGCGACCCGTAGCCACCGGCAGACTCATCCATGCCCGTGCCCTTAAGGCTTGGGTCCAACCCTTCCATGTACTGCAATTGCTTGAGCGCGCCCTGGCCAGCTTGGTTGTACGGCTGTTGCAACTGCATATTCTGCTGTTGCTGCTGCTGTTGAATGGCTTGCGCGTTACGGGCTGCACTGGCTTGCTTGCTTGCGGCCATCGATGAGCCAACGGCGCCCACCACGGCGCTACCAGCAATAGCAGTAGCAACACCACTCATAGCAGTAACCTCGTTTCAACCATCTCGCCCAAGTGAATGAGTTCTCCCACCGATTCGAAAATATCGTTCTCCAACCACTCCACATCCCGGCACTCATCCGGGTTCGGATGGCGCGTAATGCCGAGTACTTCTGTTACAGCGAAAAGAACCATGTGATATCCGGGAGTCGTATGCATCTTGAAAGGAGCTTCAAGAAACCGTTTGCCTTCCGGTGAAATGTGGATGAGTGATCCCTTAACCAGTTCGCATTCATGGCCATAAATGTGCGCTCGACCCAGAAACAGCGTTTGTGCCGGGATCACCATTTCCCTGATATAGACCCCGTTCTCGAATCGATGTGAAACAGGGCACTCTTGCTGATCGAGCTTTAGGAACTGCACCGTCAAGTACGCGATCTTTTCCTTCCACTCCAAGCTCGATGGCAATAGGTCCCAATTCGGAATCTGCTCGATGTCGTTCATAGGGGCACAAAGGTCATCACCGGTTTGCCTGAGTAGGTGACGCGAATCGCATCGTTCTGCGCCAGGATGTAGTTGCCGGTGGTCTGGCCGAAATTCACTTGCGTGCCGCTGCGGTTGAACTGCACCAGCGACACCGTTCCACCGGCAATGATCACCATGCCCTTTGTCGGCGCCACGAAAGTGAAAGGCGACCCGCCCACCGCTATCGCCGATTCGTTGGCCGGTGGTTCGCCGTTCTCATTCGCTTGGAAGTAGCGATACCAAACCGAATCGTTTTTGTAGCCGGGAGTAATGGCCTGCGAGAACGTAGGTACTGTGCGAAATGATTGATTGCTCATAATTCTGCGAAGAGTGTTGCGCCAATGATGTCGCGCTGTACCGGATCGGAAAACGATGCTTCCCATACCCGGTCGCGCGCATGACCGAGTAAGCGAAAGATGGCGCGGTTACGGGTTCTGCCTACCTTGCCAATCGTGACCCAGTGTTCCGTTGACCATGTAAAGCCGCCATCGTCGGACCACCGGAGCATCATCTGCGGGTCCTGGCCCTGCCCAGTTTGCAGGCCGACACCGGGAGTAAATTCAATCTGCAACTGCGAACAAAACACGCGTTCGCGGTTTGACTTGCTCCACACGTGCGGCGTGCGGCGGATGCATACCAGCGGCGCCCCGTTATCCGAATAGATGCTGCGGGACATCTGATGTATCTGGCCGGTCTGGTAGTCGCCCACCAGGCGCACGTCGCCGAAGTCCATAAAGCAGTTCGAGCGGTGCCGGTGGAACTGCCCCGTGCTTGCCGTGAAGCTCGCCCGCTGGTGCCATACTCCCGCCGTCAAATCGAAACACCACGTGGTATCCGCCGTGGGGAAGATCAGCATGTAGAACAAATGCCCATCTTCCTCATAGCCGTAACCAATGGCGTCATCCACTTTCGGATAGCTCGCAATCGCATGCTCCACAGCATGTGTCGAGATGCGCGAGAAGCTGTACTGATTGGTCATGACGACAATGTTCTGGCCTTGCTCATTGCGCCCAAGCCATATCAATGTCGCGCCGCTGCGCGTGATCGAATGCACCGCCGCGCAGCCGACTTGCGGACCCACGCCAGGGATGCGTTGAAAGGCGAAATTAACTCCACCGGCGTTGAACCAGACTTCCGAGGTGCGTTCTCCGACTAACCAGAGTTCCCTGTTATTCTCAAATAGTGTTATGAGATTATCGGTTGAAGAATCTTTCAGTGCGAAGAACGCCCCCGGAAATAGCATCGAGTACGGCACCGGTCCGGTGGTGTAGAAGGTGCGCGTACCAGGATCATTGAAAATCAGCCACCCTTCGATGAACGCGATGCGATCAGCGCCCAAGAATCCCGGATCGGTGATTTGCCCGAATACCGGAATGGTCAGCGTCACCGTGTCGTTGGGCACCGTGCCCGTAGCGTTGTGATCCATGGTGCCGGTCAAGCCCACGGTATCTACGCTGATCAAATGCGTATTCGCGGGTATCTGGCCGGATGCCGCCGATAGGATGGCGTTCGGCGTGATGATCAAACCCGCTGGCAAGCTCGCGAACGAAATCGTCGGACTTGCCGCCGTGAGCGCAGCACCAAACACGTTCGCGTAGGGCACGCCCGACAGCAAGTAGTAGTAGGCGAACTGGCCATCTACGATGACCGCATAGCCACCAAACCCGTTCTGCAATACGCCATTGTCCCGGATGCACACCGGTCCGACGTTCGTAAGCAAGGTCCCTACCGCCGCAATCGAGTACTGCGGCAACGATGTCTGCGTGGCAGGCACCAGAATGGTCATGATGTACGCGGTGCGGCCAGCGACCACCAACGCTTGCTGCGATCCTGGTAGCACCCACATGCCGCGTACTTGCTGGCCATTCACTGTGTTGGCCACCGGGTTCAAGCCAGGGCATCCGAGCAATGCCAATTGCTCTTTCGCCGTTGGCATCGGGTCTACTTCGACGTACCAGTTAATTAAGCGCTGCGCATCCTGTAGCGTGACCGGCGCTTCGTAAGACCCGCCGACAAAGCCGAAATCTTGGCCCGCGTACATTTATCTGAAACCACCATCGGTGATAAACCGTTGGTCATGGGTTTGTGAGCGCGAGATAGCCGTATCGAAACGCAGCGTAACCACTGGCGTATCGTTCGTGCCCTTGATGTACTCCTTGGCTTCCTTCGCTTGCGTGATCAATTGCGGGCTAGGCGTCTTGCCGTAGATCGGCGCCAACTCAAGTCCAAGGAGCTTCTTGAGCGCGCGCGAGTAGCCCTGCGGCAAGTTGTACGATGTGGTCGTTGCGGCCCACTTTATGATCAATAGATCGGTGAACAAGTGGCCGGTGTAGGCGGCGCCAGGGGAGGGGTACACGTACAACGTTCCATAAGGGAACGTCGGCTGATAGGCCGCAATATACGGCCACGGGCCTTGGACGTTTTTCAGCAACTCTTCTTTGTAACGGTCGAAGGAAACCATCTCAAAGGAGTAATCGAGATTCGCATTGCCAGACGCGGTTGCCCGCGTAAAGCCGTCCCTGAACCGCAAAGGACGGTCCATGGGAATATTGCCGGGAACGGTGTACGTGACTTGATCAGGATTGATGGCGGGAGTTGCGGTCGCCGGTGCCGAGATGACCACGGCGTTTACCGCAAGCGCCGTGACAGTAACGGGGATCGGCGCGAGCGCTGTGCCTGCGGTCAACACGCCTTGCTGATCGGTCAGCACCGATCCAATGGCCACATCGGAAGGCACGGGGATAATGCCATTGATGACATTGCTTCCGCCCGTGACGTTGCCGAGGAAAGTGCCGCCCACCGGATTGCCAACACTGTACTGATACTGGCCAGCCACCCAAGGGAAGATCGTTTCCACTTGCGTGTACATGAAACATTCATCGTTCGCGAGCGAATCAATGAGATCGTTCAGTATCGCCAAACCGACTTGCGCATCGGCGGGACTTACCGTCTCACCGGGCGAATAGCTGTTGATGTTGAGTAGCGCGCCTTGAATGATGTCGAGTGCCGTAGCCATTAGAAGTTGTGTTCCGTGCGAGTAACCGCCAGAAGGTAGGGACTATTGGAAACCGTCAATTGGATCAGCGTGTTCGGCTGAACCACTGCGCCCGGTGGAAACGATTGCGACATGACAATGCCGGGATCAAGCCCAAGCGCTGGCACCAACTTGGGCGCATCACTCACCAAGTCATTGGCGAGTAGGATTTCAACCGCGTTGTACCAAGTACGCCCAACCAAGTTCGGCATGACAAACGCACCGAAGGTTTGAACGATCAGCCCGTCCGCAAACGCGTGTGCGCCGAGCAACGGCGTGTACGCCCCGTCCGCCGTGACGAAGGTCGTATCGGCGGAAAACGTGAGCATCGCTTACAGGAAATAGCAGAACGTTGCGTAACCGGTATTAGCAACGCCCTTCGCACCGCTGGCAGTCCAACTATTGCTTGCGGCAGTGAATGATTTGGAGAAGGTGATAACACTGCTGCCACCACCGATTGAGCCTAGGCATTGCGTAGGTAAGTTGTTGTCAACAACATCCGCGACAAGGAAATTAACCGGATTAGAAGGCACAAGCGAAGCCGGGATTCCCGTCCCCGTCCATGTGGCTGCGGTCGATGTACCCGTGCCGCCATTAATTCCCATAATCACTAGGTTGCCAAGTCTGGCAAATTTGACGTTTGAGGTTAACGTCATGCCGGTCATGACCATGTTGAACGTCCCGAAGTCGGGAGTCATGTCTACGCCAGTGCCAGCAATGGGACCGCGCCCGGAGAGTGCGCCAGGACTGATGCGAAATTGCTCTTGCGCGGCTGCGCCGAAAGAGATAGGGAAACTTGCCGGTGTGTAGAAAAACGCTTGTTCGGTTGTCGGACCACCGGGGAGAACTGCCGTGGTGCGCGTGCTTGAACTGTAGCCCATCACCAATTGGCGATTCGCGTCATTCTGACAATTGATGCGCGTAATCGACAATGCATTATTCGATGTGTTCTGATTGTTTAGATCGACACCAGCGCCAGGATTCGAAGCGGCGTAGCTCATTGAGCTACCATTCCCTGCAATCGTGAGGCGGGTTGTCGCGGCAGTTCCCAATATCAAATTATTGGAACTGGTATTAGTCACCAGCGCCATGTCGAGTAAGGCACCAGAGACCAATTGTGCCGCTGATCCTAACCACCCAAATACTGATCCATTGCCACCAAATTGTATGAAAGCACCGGACGGGTTATCCATTGCGATAGACGAAGCGCCGCTGGCCCCCGAAGTCGTCAGTGTGATACCGCGCCCGGTCGTATTCGTAGCAATGGTAAGCGAATCACCCGACGTGGCCGCAGCGATTTGCCAATTGCCAGAATTTGAAATCTGGCCGCGATAGGTATTGTTGGTGCCAAACACCAACGGGATGCCGCCGCCACCCAATGTGCGAAGGGTTGCTTGCGCGCCAATCGGGCCACCGGTAATCAGAGCCGCAGTGTTGGCCGGTGGCGCAATAAAGCATGCGATTGAAACTCCACCCGCAGCCAGAGACCACCGTGCGTTGTCGCCATTGGCCCCGCCCGTGTTATTGATGATCACGGCATCTAACTGGCCACCGGTCGTTGTCGTGACGTTGATGGGTTGATAGGTGCCAGCACCAGACCATGTATGCACACCGGTCCACGTGGGCGACATGGCTTGATTGATGGCGGGCGCAGAGTCAGACGCCATGACGGTCGTCAAGACGCCAACCACTGGCGCAGTGCCAACCAATGCCGTAGGTGGTCCAATGATCGGCGCGGCTAGCGCTACGCCATTTAGGAAATATCCCGTGGCATTGATCGTGCCTACGCCTTGGAAGCTACCCGCTGGCGCACCGACAACAAGGTCCCGCGTAATCGTTACATCGCCTGTCGGTAAGATCGACATGCGCGGGCTAACGCCACCCGTGCCAAAGAAAAGCGTGTTAGGTCCACGAGTGATGATCGTTGAATCACCCGCCCCATTCTGAAAAATATCAAATGAATTGGTGCCAGGGGTCGCACCATTCGCCGCGAGACTGATACTCGCCATGCTTCCCGCACTGGCATCGACCAAGATGCCGGGAAGTATCGTGGTGCCGAATGTGCCTTCATGCACAATGATCGGGGTTACGCTTGGATTCGGCCCTACAGTGATTTGCGAGAAGGGCGGCGGATTGATTACGAAATTATAAAGTTCCGCGAAGTTCGAATTGGCTTTGGTCCACGCAATAAACTCAGGATCGCCCGTGCCGGTGTTAGGTCCCGTCCCGGTCGAAATGATTTGCAGTGCCATTAGTCAAAGACAATCGTGATGGCATCGCTACCCGCCGTGAGTGCCGTAGCATCGGTATCGGCGCCCCCCGCCGTGACCCACACATACAAAAGCCCGCCATTGTTGAGCGGAAAATTGAGCGTGGATGATTGGCCAGATATGGGAACGGGGATAGTGAGGGAGGGCTTGGTGGTGCCGATAACGGGCGCGTTCGTGGTATTTCCACTCCACCAGAATTTGACGTAGTAGTTGGCAGCTTCAGCGGAAGATGCGAAGAGGGCTAGAAAATCAGATGCGCCCACGATGACTTGCGCGGTAGGCGCACCCGTGCCGGTGCTGAAATGAAATGAACGGGCCATTACTGCACCGCTGTCGGTAGCTGCGTAATTCCGCCCTCTAGGACATTGCTACAACGAATCACTATCGCAAGCGCTGTGAACGGTCCCGCGCCTGCAATTGCCGCCGTGGTCACGTTCGCAAAACTCACTGTCACCGTATCCCTTGCCGTGATTAGAGCGGAACCATTGAAAACCAAACCACCGACAGCACCGATGACATTCATGGAAACTATGTCCCCGAGGCGTACACCCTTCAAGGTGAAACTCTGCTGGCCGCTGGAACTTGCGGGGATTGAAGCGGGGACGGTAAGAGCGGGCACGTAGCACATTTGAATCATTTCAAGATTGCCACGGGGAATATCAGAACTTCCTGGCATAAATTACTCCAAAAAAATGCCCCCTCAGAAAGAGGGGGCGAGTGGCAGACAACTGTTACGAAATGTCGTAGCCGTATACGAAGATATCGATGGTGGTTGCCGCAGCCGACACCACCGTCGAATTTACGTAGAAGTAATTTGAGCCACCACCGGACGTGCCCATAGTCGCAAGCTGCACCGACGTGTTCGCTGCAACGGCGCTTGCGCCTTGCACGTACTTGTTCGGTGCCGTAAGAGCCGCGAGCGCGGCAGATGCGACAATGGATACACCGGTGACGCCAGGACCACCGTTCACACTGACCGTGAGCGCTGCCGCCGATCCACCTTGCGCGTTCGCAAAGTACACGAATGTCGGAATGAAAGAGGTGGAATTGAGTACCGGGATTGCGGCGATGTCGCCGGTTCCCGTATTGACGACAACCCCGCGCGCAACGCCCAAGAGCCGCAGGGCATTTGCACCCTGCGGAACCAGGCTCACGAGAGAATTGATTGGCGTCAAAACCGCTTCGGTCGAAGGCGTCGAAGTAATCGCCGGACCGGGATTTACTGAAGGCATGAATGTTCTCCTTTATCCGGCGATACGAAGGCCGAGGGACCGATACAGCGATGCGGGGCCGTAAAGTACGTCGCATCGTGTCGGTTCGGAATCGTTGTTAATTGTGTACTGCGTGACACAACGAATGGACATACCAACGTCCTCATCGTCGTAAGCACGCACCGCCATCTCAACACCCTGCGGCAACGGCAAGTCAGCGAACGCGAGCGCGTAGGCGTACTTGTGGAACACCAAGCCTTGCGGCGAAGTGACGTTGGCAAACGCGGTGCCACCATTGACGGTGATGAGCGCGGACGCAGCGGGCGCCACGTTCACGTTCTGGAACTGACCACCGGAGATGATTGCGTCTCCGATCACCAGGGTGAGCAAGCCGCCAGCGTCCGAGGTGTACACGCCGGTGGCGGGATTGAAGGTGCCGTTGGCAAGAGCCGCCGCACCGTAGGTCAACCCCTGTTGCGCAGCGCCGTTTGCCGGGGTGACAAAGCCACCGGGAGGCAGAATGACAAACTGCTTGGGGAACTTGCCGTAGGGCAAGCGGTTTTGCGGATTGACCGGGAACACGCCAGCGAACTGAATCGTGTCGCCGACTTTCACCACCGGGCTGCTCGCGGTCCAACCCTTGGTCTGAATGGTGCCCGAAGGCGCCCATCCGGTGGTCAAGAGCGCCGTACCCGCTGGTGCGGTCGCGTTCGCCGGTGCGCCGCCCTGCGCGCCCGTGATGAACGTAACGATGTTCTGATCTTCCCACCAGTCCAACCCTGCGAACTGGCGCGCAACCATTCCCTTCTCTACGTACTCACCCAACTGCGCTTGCGGGTTGAACAACCCTTTCACGCTATCGGTCGCCGCCGACATCGAGATGGGATCAAGCACGCAATTCTTTTCGCCTTCCGTGGGGCAGGCTTCCGACACCAGATACGCACGGGCATCCGAGAATATCTTGTAGCTTGCCGGTGAAGTGCCGAAGGTGCCGAGCGTCGTTGCGGTATTCAGGAATGCAAACTGCGAGGTATCCGAATCGATGCGATTTGCAATCGCAGCTACTTGCGGACGCAGCACGCGCTTTTTGAACATGTCCATGGACAGTGCCAAATCTTGCGTGGTGAACTGAACGTCAACGTGAAATTGATAGTTCAGCACTACAGGCGTATAGCCTTCGTTTACATCTTCTACACCGAGCGGCGGGCCGTACACGCCGATGAAGCGCGGGGGCCTGCGAACGTTCACGGTGTTCCCCACTTTGGCCCCGGTCTGCGCGTACTCATTTGAGTACTGCCGCTCGACCCGGTTTGCGATCACCAATTCATTTTCCAAAACCACGAGAGCTTCATTGGTGATATAGCTCATCGTGAGTAGGTTATTAGCCACGTTGGTCTCCTAAAGGTTTAACGCTTGCGCGCGCGCGACCGTTCGTAGGCCCGAAGCTCTTTGAAACTCATCTTCGCGGGATCGGTATTGGTATTGACCGAGCTTTGCGAAGTAAGCGGCTTGATGGGCGCTGGTGCGCTCGCGGTAACTTTTGCGGCGGCTACATCGTCCTTTTTGGACGGCGCCTTTTCCTCAAAAGTGAGTTCAAGTTTTCCGATTTCAGCGATTGCTTTGAGCGGATTGAGCGCATTGATTTTCTCAACGTACTCAGGATGCGTTGCGAGGTAGTAAGAAACCTCACCTATGTGATCGCTTGCAGAGAGGTATTGCAGCACTGCGTTGTGCGTATGTACGTCGGCCTTCTCCATGACTTCTTTGAAGTCAGGATGTTTCTTGACCGCTTCGGCCACACGCGTCCGTGCCAACTGTTCGGCCTGCGCCAAATCAGCTTTGCGTTTATCTTCCGCCTGTCGTGTCTCTAAATCCGCTACCGCTTTATTCGCTGAATAGGCGGCTAATTCCTCTGCGTATTCGAACGCCTTGAACTGTCCTTTATCGTCGTAGAACTTTTGCGGATCGGGTTTTACCAGTTCCGCCTTCTTTTCCGGGGGGACCACCTTGGCTTGCAAATCATCGCGTTCCCGCTGCAAGGCTGCGGCGCGCTCTTCGGCCAGACGGGCGCGGGTGTATTGACCTTCCGCGAACCGTTCTGACTCTTCCGCCGCCTCTTTCGCTTCGCGCATCTCGCGATGCTTGCGATTGATAACGGCATTCTTTTTCGCAATGGCGTCGCGGAGCTTTTCACTTTGCTCCATTGCGGCGCGTGTATCATCATCGTCCGCTACATCATCTTCGGGCGCTTCCGGCGTATCAATCGGTTCATCCTTCGGCTCTTCGACCGGTGGTACGACTTCCGCGGTTTCTACTTTCGCGGCACCATTGGTGGTCTTGAGCTTCGGTTCCGACTTGAATTCCTCAGTGATTTTGCCGGTCGTAACGAAATCGTTCAGACCCGCCGATGTAACTACTTTGGGCATGGTTTACTCTGCGCAGTGAAGCGCCTTACTATTGATCGATAAGAAAATGCCGGATTAGCTCAATGGCAGAGCTATGGCTCCGTAACCCATCGACAACGGTTCGATTCCGTTATCCGGCTCCATTCGAACGTTCAGCATTGGTAGCGGATGCAAGCAACGCCTTCTGTGCTTCCTTCTCATGCGCGGCTTCCTTGTCCGTGTTGAGAAGCTGCGCGGCGGCTTGAATCTCGGCAACGTGGGTCGATGTGATCGCCCGCACGTGCGTATCTTCCTTCTTGGTGAGATTCGAGAGAACAACTTCGCCAGACTTGGCTTTGATCTTGTCCTCTTCGACTTTCATCCAGCCTTGCTCGATGTTGGTCTTGTACTTAATTTCCAACTGCAATTGCTGAATGGTCGATTGCGCTTGCTGCAACTGCTGTTGCATGGTCGAAATAATCTGCTGTGCCTGTTTCGGCAGTCCCGGCAACGCCTGTTGCATAGCCGTGGGATTGACCGCCATCAAGCGGTCTGCCAAGTCGGACGCACCATTGAAGTCCATACCGCGCACGATCACGTCAGCACCGACTTTTACAATCGGTTCGGCGAGCGGCGTCTTGAGCAAATCGATCATCGATTCAGCGCCTTCCAAGCGCTTGGTCTCATAGCCGGGACCGGTGTCCATGACCACATCGTAGCGACCGATGCTCATGTCATTCAGCACCGACATGATTGCCGGGTTCATCGGGTTCTGTTGCGGCTGATTGATCGGCGCCATGGCCGGTGTGCCGTCCTCCCCGATGATCCGCTGCATACGCTGCCCGTTGTAGTAGAACGGGATCAGTTGCAGCAAGATGCGCCCGGTGTGCGCTATCGCCCGCGTCTGATTGTCGTAGTACTGAAAGTGCCCGATGTCAGAGAGCGCTTGGCGCTGGCGCAAGGCGACGCCTGAGATCGCCGCGCCCGGTACATCGGCTGATGGTTCATGCGGCATGCCTGCCACTGCCATCAAATCTTGCTGCGCGCCTTGCGCCGCCTGCACCGCTCCCGCAGGCACCGGGATCGGCTGCATACGCTGCGGCGGCGGCAGTAGGGTCTTGCTGCCATCGGGCTGCTCGACAAAGGCCGGTTCGTACACGAGTGCGGAGTAGGGCCGCTGATTCGCGTCCTTCCATTCCGGGTGGCCATCCAACTGGCCCGCCGCGACGATGAAGGGCGCCTTCGGTGCCAAGGCCAGGAGTTCCGTTTCCATGGTGCGCCAGTAGTTGTACATGCGCGCGGGGTCCATCAAGTCCTCAACCATGCCCTTGCGGCGCACGCGCCCGTTCAAGTCGAGTACGTTGCCTTCGCAGCGAATGACCGGTATCCACTTATCGGGCAGCGGGTCATTATCCTTCGAACGCCGGTCAACGATGTTCGCGCCGTTTAAGCGGAACCATTCGACTTGTGTGCGCGTCGATGGGCGGGAGACCTTCTTGCCCTTGCCGTCCTTCAGATGCGTCACTTCGGCGGCGGATAGCTCATCCGATAGCTCATCGATTTGATCCTGAAACAACGCCATGCCGTTCGACATGCGGTACAACGTGTCCTCAGTCTTGCGTATCCGGTAGTACTCGGCGAGACGAATGTCCTCCTTGGATTCCCATTCCGCCATCGCGTCGCCCTGGCCAGAGCGCTGGAATTCGGTGTTGTCTGCATCCGGGTAATCGCGCTTGTAATCTTCGCGCTTCATCTTTTCCGTGATGATGCACCACTGCGCATCTTCACCAGCGGGCATCACCGATGAGGGATCGAAGTAAACGGTGAAAGAGTTTCGAATCGGAACGATCTTCAATTCCTGATCGAAACTGTCTTGCTCGATGTAGTCGGAGAGGACGCGCCAGTAACCCCACCCTATCGATACCGACGATTCACCACCCGTGTCGTAGGCAATGCTCGCATTCGACATGTTCTCGATGTGGCGAATGATGCCGGATATGACATCCGCCTTGCCCACATCCGCCCCATCACCCACGGGGTGGACTTTGATGCGCGGCCTTTGCTGGCGCATGTTGTTGACCACACGCCGTACAAAGGTATTTGTATGGTTAATCGTGAGGCTTGGGCGCTTATCGATCTTGCGCTGATTGTAAAGGTCATCGGGCCACTGATGACCGTCGCGAAACTCCAAGGCCAATACGCCACGCGCTCTATTCTCCGATTCGGCGGCTTCGGCAACGCGTAGCCGCTCCATGCACTCTTTGACTATTTCATCGTCCGTAACCGCTGTTTCATTTAGGTCACGGGGAATCGAAGGCATTTAGACCATCCAACCAAAGCGGATGCGATAGTAGTTCGGCCTGATCTTCGACCAATACAAAACGATGCGCGGATGCACCCACAATTCATCATCGTGAGTGATGCTGTAGAGCTTGCGCTTCCACGGCATGGTCAACTCGATGAAGTGTTCCGTGACTTGTTCCAAGCGCGGATTGCCTTCGAAATTGATCGCCAGCGGAATCGTGTGCGTGCCGATCATTGCATCCACCCTAAGCCGTCCGCTCGCGAGAACCGCGAATCCAATTGTTGGAAGCGTGGCGCTCCGATCAGGCGCGTTTGCGGTGCGGCGCTACGTCGCATCATCATCGCGTAACGCGTTGCCGACATAAGGTCATCATTCAATTTCACGATCAGGCCATCCTTCCGGTGGTACAAATTGAATTCCTCAAACCAGTCGGCGAGGTGTTCAAACACCATCAAGCGACCGGTCTGCATACGGTCAAGCATTTCCGTGACGCCAGCTTCCAAACCATTGCTGCCATCGGGGAAGGTGGCGCGCACCCGGAGCAAATTCATGCCTTGCTCGCGATACAGGTTCGCAAGCTGATCGCCAGACCCCTTGTCGTGTTGCAGCCCGTCGTGGGGCCACGCCCACGGCAACCAACCGCCCCACGACCGGACGGCGGCGGCGAACATCACCGGCGTTTGCTCGCGCGCTCGATAGCACGCGGTTACATACAGAACATCGTTATCTCTATCCCAAGCGAGTCGCGCTCCCGCACTAGGATGGTCGTAGCCAAAGTCCAACCCTGCGATCTGTGGCCAATGGTCAGGGATTGGGAAGGCTTTAACCGTAATGTCATCTTGATTGACGGGGAACACTCGACCACTCCCAAGTTGCGGTATGCCTTGCGTTCGCGCGTCGCGCTCATAGGGTTTGTAGCTCGCGATGATGGCGGCGCGCTGTTCCGGCGTGTAATGCGCAGCGTCCTCAATCGTCATCGTCGTGAAGTGCGTACCCGGTGCGTGGTCCAAGATGAACCGCCGCACGACACCGGTGATGCCGAGCAATGGCGTGAACGTGATGTACGTCATGCCGCCCGTGGCGTTAGTGCGCGTCAACCCTTCGGTGTAGATATCTTCCGGTGGCTCTTCATCGAACCAAACGTAGTCGAGCGTTTCACCCTGCCACTTCTCGCGGCCCTTTTCGTAGGCTTTGAATTGTAGGGTCGAGACATCGCCACGAGCATGACGCACATGCACGGTGTCAAGCGCGTCAGCAAGGCCACGGCTTGCCGTCGTGTCAAGAATTCGATCTTTGGGGATTGCCCCGGTGCCAAATTCCCCCGGTCTACCCAGAAGTATCCGTTGCGGATTGTCGCGAGTGGATTCACCTGTTACCCCAGCCGCCCAGCCAACTACAGGCTTGCGCCAATGGCGCCCCGGCCAGCCTTCAGGATACTCCCCGATCAGATGCATGGCTGTTTCCATGCCCGCCGCGAGGGTCTTGCCCAACTGGTTTCCCGCCATCAAGAGCCGTTCCCGGTAATCCAACCCCGCTGCGTGGAATTCGATTTGCTTCGGGTATGGCTTGTAGCTCGCGAGACGATTGCGGGAGTTTCGTTTCTCCCGCTCCCGTTCCAAGGCTAGCAATAGAGAGTTTGGATCGGAGGTAGTCAATGCCAGCGTTGAGTTCGGCATCCGTTAATTCGTTCAAGGGACTGGTTTGTTCAAACTGGCGCGGCATCAATGACGCGACGGTTTTGATGTACCCCATCGGATCGGACTCGCGCGCATCACGAATGGCCTGTACGCCATGCTCATCAAAATCTTCCGCCAAGGCCCGCCAGAATGAGCCTTGCAAGCGGTTGCGCGTGCCCACGGCTTTGCCACCGGGGTTGCCGCTCTTGCCCTTCGTGTACGGGATCAAGGTGTCTTTAGACATGGACAATCGCTACGTCTTGCTCGCGACAGCGGATACACCGCTTATCGCCCCACAAGAAGGATTCGAACAAATAGCCGCGAAGCTCCAAGCCGCCAAGCTCGACAACATCGCCTACCTGCACTTCGGTGGGCAGGAAAACCTTCGAATCCCACGACTTGGTACGCATGCCTTTGCGACCGTTGTAGCGGATCGGATAGCGGCCAGGGCCAGCGGCCAGGACCCGGCCACGCAGCGGCGCCCCGAAGTACACCACGTTCAGTATCTTCGACGGCTCCCAATCCAAAGGTTCGACAATGAGTACATCGCGCAAGGGCCGCAATCTCGATGAGGCGGGGATCGCCGTCACCGTGTCATTCGTGATCCTTACGCCAGTATCAACGCTCATCCTTCCACGCTTCGCCGCGCCCCACCTTCGATGCCATCGCCTTCGATATCTCGAATGAGCGGGAGAGGGAATCCAAGGATTCGCCCGCTTGGCGGCGCTGGCGGATTTCACCGGCCTTCTGTTTGTCTAGCTTGGCGCTACCCGACTTTTTCGCTTTTTTTTTACCGCGAAATTCCGAGTAGGCAACCGCCGCGCGCTGCTTGGCCTTCGGAAAGGATTTGCGCGCTTCCTTCGATCCCATGTACTTGCCGACAAAATCGTTGAGCGATTCGCCCTTTGTCGGTTCAGGCATTGGGGTCTACCGGCAAGCGGTAGTTGCGCCCGCACTCGCCGCAATTGCCATGCTCATTGACCGTGCCGCCGCAGCCGGGACACTTGTCCGAAGTGTCCGAAGCGACCGGTTCGGACGGTTCGGACGGTTCTGGCTTGTCGCGTCTACTCATGTTGGCACCGCGTCATGGTCGATTTTCTTGGCCTTATTCGCCTTGTCGATTTCAAAGCGGATCGGCCTGCCCGTGGATGTGCCCTGCGGCTTCTCGGCGGCGGTCATCACGCGGGCGACCGTGGCCACGCCAGACTCCTTGACGTTCGGACCGCTGCGCGCTCTACCGCTGGCCGAGTTGTACCGGTCTGGCAAACGAATGGTAGCCATCGGTTACTCTTTCAGTTCTCGGCGAACCTGGCTGTGGTCCACCACATCGGTGGGCATCTTGAAGCGAACGCAGTGTTCGCCACTGCCGCCTACATGCTCGATGTCGTGAACGGTCTCAGACCCCTTGTTGCCATGCGCGCGGCTCATGCCTTTTTCGGACGCACGGTTTTCATTACGCGGCATGTGAGGCATGGCGTTTTCCTTCAAGTGGTTTCGAGTGGGAGAGAGTGGAAGCGGGCTGCGGAGTTGAACCGCCTTTCAGGGTTATGAGCCTTGCGTGACGCCGGTTCACTTGCCCGCCTTCGGAGTTCGGCGACACCAAACTCATTCTGCGCGGAAGATGCGCTTTCCATGGGCAGCATGTCAAGACACGAGTGAACGTACCAGTCGGCGCGGTCCACCCGCCGCATGAGGGTGCGGCGGTCTAACCCAAAGGAAATGGCTTTGTCTTGGATGGTGCCGCCCGTGGTGTAGAACCGGATGAGGACGGCGCGGATGTCGGGCGGGGAGATGCAGATGATGTGATCGACTTGTTGGATGTGGGGTGGCATCTCAGTGAGGTTTTGGGCGCCCCGGCCAAACATCACCTTGAACATCGATGAGACTTGCGGGTCGCCGCCGCAGGCCCATACCCCCCATTCTTTCAATCGGCGTCGTGTCTCTGAGATCATTACAAGTGTTTGCGGTCAGACCATTACAAGTTCGAACGACACGGAAGATAGGGCGAAAAAAAAGGCGCGTCAAAGAGATGACGCGCCCGATGTTGCTAGATGTGTTTCGGTTAGTTTGGCGTGGCTTGACCGAAGCTCACCAATTGAATCTCATCCAATTTACGGTTCACGTGTCGTAGCCGTGCCTTGGCCTTCAGCCATTGGTTGAATAGCCGCGCCATCTTCTTTTCAATCTCTTCAATGTTGTCGGTCGCCTTGACGTATTCGATTCCCGGCTCTTTAATCCGTTTGCGTCTCATCGCGTAATAGCCTCATGTGATGTAGATGTAGTCGCGCCGGTGACTGGACATCACCGGCGCGCAATCATTTTACCAAATCGACTTTTTAAAAAACGCGTTTGAGCCTATAAAACAAGGCGTTTTAGCCACGCCGGCGGTTTGGTTGGTCAATTCAAAAATTGCTTGACACTATTTTTCTAGAACTGAATGACCGCTTTCCTCAAATTTTTTCATTATTTCGCCGCACAGTCGCAAGTCATTTGGCGCACGCGAATTGTGCCAAGTGACAGCAATAAAGGCTTTACGCTGCGCATAAGTGGTTTCCTTATCCCAGATGCGATTGATGCGAATGCTCATCGGGTCGTCCACCGCAAGCGGATTCCCCGTTGTGGCATTCACTAGCGCGGGTCTACATCCGGGGCAGTGATCGCAAAATTCATGGTTCATAGTTTCGTACTCACCACTTGCATGTGCCACTTCTTTTTCGTGCAGTAAGTTGCGATTTGTTGCAGCGACCAACCGCGCATGTAGCGGATGATCGGCGCGGCGCGAACGCCCACGCCATTGACGCCAAGTTCTACACCGGCACAAAAGTGCGGCGCTGTTATTTGGATGAGCATGCCTTCGCGAGCTTCCATGCAATGACAAAACACGCGACCCGTGGCCGGTTGTCCCACTCCACAAAGTAACCGGTGCCCATGCCCTGGCCTTCGGCGTAGATCGATCCCAACACCACGCCTTCGACGCCGAGCGGCGTACTATCGCCTTTTTCATTCACATTCTTGACGATGCGTGCGCCGTTTTTGAAATACGCCTGCGGCGCCTGCGCGCGAGTGAACGCGCCTTCCCACCCATCATGCTCTTTGATATCGATCATACTGGCGAGTCAGTAAAGCCCAACACGCCATAGCCATCGAGCGTCACCATGTACATGTCCCAACCACATCGATCATCGTAGGCATAATGCTTCACGTGGATAGCCTCATCGACTACGGGCAAGCGCCAGTACGGGCGCAGCAACTTGGTTACATGCTGTACAAGCGCGGCCCTGTCGGCAAGCTCGACGGTGGTATCGAGCGAATCACGCAGCGCTCCACGATGCTCGCGGAATCTCACGTCCACTTTTCCTTTTTGGTTATGTGCCAGCCGAAACACCATGGACATTGGTACACGCGGAAGATGCCGCCGCGCTTTTCCACGCAGCGTTTCAGGCTTATTTTCGCTTCAATGCGCGTCGAATAGCGGTGCTTCGATAAACACATCGATGCGCGCGTATTGGTGGCTAATTCACTAGTGGGCATCGGGTCGCTTCGGGTATCCATAATCACGCGGCTCCGTGAGCGGTGCGGTACGTGTCCCGCACCACCCACATTTATCGCTTTCATCTTCGGCATCGGGCATGTGGAAGCATGCAAATTTTTCCGCGAGCTTGGCGGAATAGTTGCTCATCTCGCGGCCACAACTCGCACAAATCCACTGCGGATAGTCTTTAGCCATCATTGCGTATCTTCGCCAGTGCGGCGGAAGCGATGTTTAAGCAGTCCGTTGCATTCGACGCCGTTGCCGCAGCCATCACCGCTTCCAGCGCCTTCACAAACTCATCATGCTCCCTCAAGCATCTGGCAATATGTTTTGTACCGCGTGCGCAAATGTCGGCCAATTCCTCTTCCGTGGGGTCTTTAGATAATGACATCGATGCCTCCTTATTGCCGTAGCTGTGCCAAGTTGTAACTCTGCGTGCCCACCTTCGGACTCGCATACGTCACGTTGCTGGTACTGATGAACGGCGGTTCAGCCATGACACCGGCCATCGCATCTTCAATCACTTCATGCGCCTGCCGCAAAACCCCTTGCGCCGGTCGAACTGCCGAGCGCATTCGTTCTGCGGGAGGCGTTACGCAAAAGGGCGAATGATTATCTGCGCACGATTCATGTCGAGATTTTTCGGACTGTCCTCCCCGGTGACTGCCGCGATCCCTGCGGACTGATTGTCGCGTGCGATCACGCATTTTGGACCAAACAATAATTTTTCCTGCGCAGTACCGTCCTCAATCTCTTTTTTGGTCGGTAGCTGTAGGATTGCAACTTCGAATAATGGCATCTTGGTACTCCAATAATTTGCGCCGCTGTTGCGTGCAAAAAACGATGTTGAAAACGTTCAGTAACAAGCAAAACATCTGCAAGGCTGCGGCGATGTAATGCGCGCGGGTTGCATCGATGGCGAACAATACGCACGCGAATAACGCCCCGAAGCGCGCAAACCAAATGATTTGCGTCCATGTACGCAGACTCTTAGGTATCCACTGCGGTACTTGGTTCATCGCCGCCCTCCGGTGGTGGTTCATCGAGCGGGGATGGCCCACGGCGGCGCTTCGGCTCCGGTCGTTCAGCGCTCAATTCCATTTCCTCCAACGGCACCAATTCCGGCTCAGTCACCGGAATTAATCCTTGCAAAAAGTTGTAACCGTTGTCGTTAGAGAAGGTCCCCGTGGTCTGCAAGCTGTGAATGCGAAGGCCGTAACTCAATTGCACGCCACCGTAGCACTCAATCATATGCCGTTCCGCGACCACGCAAATCTGCGGAACAAACTTGGCACCGTTCGCGGCGTAGCCAGGACGATGCACTTTCAACCGTACTTCATCGCCGATCTTGAACTTGAAAATATGATCAAATCCGTTCATGTCTGCTGCCCCTCTTGTTGTACTTCGATAACACGCACATTCGCGGCCCTGGCTTGTTTAATCATGTCCTTAGTGCCGTTGCCGCCAGGAAATGCAATCACCACATCGGGTTTCAATGCGAGCATTTTGGCGTTACGCATCGGTCCCGCACCGAGACCATATTTTTTCCAATCACTACGCTTGATGCGAACGACTTGAGATGAAATCCCGCGCACTTTGGCCCATCTTTCCGCCGATGTATCGGTGCCGCGCGCGCCACCATGGACGATACAAACCGTCGCGTGGCCGTTTGCAGCTTCATCACTTACAAATTGATCCATGTAAGCGAATAACCGCTTTTCATCCGTTTCTTTGTTGTTCTCCCGTCCGCCGCATATCAGCGCTTTCATGGCTTGCCGCCCTGTACACGCTGTTTATCGACCCAGATGCGTTGCGCGATGATCAAATTGGCCACATCACTGATTGTCAGGCCGGAAATATCCGCGATATTGATCAAGTACGTGATCATTTCACGCGGTAATTTCATCGGAATAGTGGTCGTTTGGCGCTTCGCCTTCTTTGTCTGCTTTTTCATAAAATGTCCTTGTTGTTGCCAGATTTTCGTTTTAGTTTCCTCATGGTTTTGAAAAAATTGAACCGCTTTCGCTGGCGCGCGCGGTGCTTCGTGTAAGCCCGAAGGCGGGTTTTTTCCCCTGATCGCATGCGTTTCACCCGCCCAATGATTTCCATGTCCCAAACGCATGCGCTTGCACAGTCCCACGTGTAGTACCACATGAATTCCATGCGACTTTGCCACTGATACGGCGAAATGATGATGCCGGGGTAGTCGCGCGCGACTTCGCGCCAATTGATGTAGTGCCCGTACCAGTTCAACTGCCGTTCGCCCGGTCTGTTGTAGATGTGCGAGACATCGAAATGGTAGGTTTTGGTGAAATTCCGTAGCTCTTCGGCGGTTGTCATGTGCAGACATCGAGCGGTATCGACGCGCACCTTGTAGCGCAGATGCCCGCAAGGAAAGCGTTCGCTCATGCACCACGCGTACCAGTCATCGGGGCCATCGACCGATAACCACAGCCCGCGCGGCTTCGGCGGCGCTGGCCAGCCGGGTGCATTTTGCGGCTGCGCCATCGTGTACAACCGCCCCATCGGGCGCTTTGCATACCTTGAAAATTCCATTTACTTCTTTCCCTTGTTTCCCATCCAAGAATTCGCCAGCTTCACCGCATCTGCCGAGCGGCGCTTTTTAGCCTTCGCATTGAGGACGTAGCACTTACGACACAGCTTCGCCCCATGACCGTGGCGCGGACCGCCACATTGTTCGCATATTGCTTTTTTCACGATGATCGCCTTCACGCGCAAAATTCGTGGCCATGCTTCTCATGCCGCAATCTCGCGTCGTTCCGTAAGTTCACGCCAGTCCCAATCAGCGGCCTTCCACTGATCGGGCGGCAACTTGCGCAAGCAATGTGGCACCGCCCACGCCGTCTCGGCGGCGGGGTTCGTGCAACGCCAGCGCAACTCAAAATTGAAGATTTCCAATCCCACCAGGGTTACCACCGTGCCAGGGCCAAACCCATGGCAGTAAAACCCAGGGATACGGATCACCAGGCACAAGTCGCCCACTGCGAACGTTTGATCAGCCTTCGGGGTCTGGTTCATCTTCGAATTCCAATGCCAAAGTGGCCATTCTCAAAATGGTGTCTAAGACCCGTTCATAATCGTGGCCCTGGCACTCTTCCACATGCGACACGATGTTTTCCAAGATCATCCGGTAGCGGTTGCGTTCGCCGGTCATCGCCGAAGCTAACTCGACCACATCGTGTACGCTCCACATCGTGTCGGCGGGCGGATCGCCCTTCAACGCATTGGCGACACCACGCAGTAATTGCCCCTGGCGCATGATCAGTTGGTAATTGCCTTCCTCTTCGGTGCGCGCTTCGGCGAGCTTGGCAACCACCGCCAAATACGCTTCGCGCAATTCCTGGTAATCGTCGGGGACATCGATCATGAGTGCGGCACCTTCATTCCCAACTTCTCTTCGATGGCTTGCTGGCAGGCAAGCGTGTCCCTGCCGTAAAACAGCAATACGTCCGGGATACCGGGCGGGGTCTCAACCCACGCCGGTTCTCCGTTCATCAAGTCCTCCATTTGTTGAGGACCCAAGCCGATGACAACGACTTTATCGCCACGCCTGAAAATATGATTCCCCTCACCAGCGACCGCAGTGATGCTAAAACCCTTCATGTGACCGTGATCAGCCGTTCATCGGCCATCGGCAACGCAATGAACGGATCGGGCGCCCACGTATCAGTGCGGACGTGATGCTCCGTGTTGACCCGCGCTTGGTGCGCGTCAATACCTGCGGCAATCGCCGCCTGCAATTGGACCAACGTCTCATGCCGCACCCAGAAACTAGAGTTGTGCAAGCGACCGTCGCGACCCGTGTAGCGATGATTCACCAACGTGTACTCCATACGCGGCACAACGATGGCTGGCTCCCCCGTGAACACCTTACGTGCGGGCAGGAAAAACTTGCGGCCAGGGTGCAGCAACTCATCGGTCAAAACGGGAATGATCAGCGTAGCGGGTACGGCTGCGGCAATGAACTGCCTGCGAGTGATGATCATCGTCTGCCCCTGAACAAAGCCAAACCGCAACCCCGGAGTTCCGGCGTTTTTGTTGTGTCGTTTTGTTCGGAGCTACGTGCCCCGAAGGTGCGGAATGGGCGACCGAGAACTTGGTCGCGGATGGCCGACAATTACTTTCCCTTGGTCGCCATCATCCTTCGCGATGCAAATCCTACAACTAACTTTGTAGCGAATGGAAGCACTTTTTTATGTCGAATCAACTTGTGTCAAGCGAATATCTGATGACATCACCATTTGGCCGAAATAACAGTGTTACGTGTTTGTCAAGTTGGATGTAACAGAAACCAGAAAATTTTTGACGCGCCGCGATTCTCCACCAGACGGAAAATTCTGCGCAAAAAACAAGGCCCTTTTGCCACGGGAAAAAAATTTTAGGGGGCATGACCACCCATCGAAATCACCGGCCCGCCCCCGCCAAAATTAAGGTCGATCCCCTA